GTTTGCCACAGGCTGATAACGCTTTGGGCTTTAGCCAGCAATGAGGCTTTTTTCTGTTGAGCTGCCGCAACCTGACCAGCTTTCTGAGCATCCGTGTCGGTGACCCATTCGCTACCGTTCCAGCGGTCATAAGGCGTCAGCGGAGCGACAGTGGTCACACTGGCAGGATAATCACCCAGCTCAGTCATTTCGACAGGCTGGCCGGTTTCCGTGTCATAAACCGTCTCGCTCCGGTGGTCGATAACATACTCCCATCCATCACAGCTGGCCGCGCGGCAAATGGCAAAACCGGCTTTATTATCGGGCGGCGCATCAGTGCAGGAATTAGCAGGAATCCCCACGCCCACCGTCAGAAATTCGGCGGATGACGCCAGATATTCGCGGGTTTCACTGTCGTAGTTATACACCGTCATTTCACCGGCTTTCGTGGCAATGCCGTTTTTGTTCAATGTTGCTTTCGCCATCATGCCGCCCTCACGATGTAGTTAAATGCAATGTTGCGCGGTCGGGTTTCGGTAGCCGAGCGAACAACACGGGAAGAATCAAAGTTGTGATCGGTTACTGCATTACCTTGTGGGTTTTCATCCAGAGAGACACTATTCCCCGTATCACCAGTATCAAACACGCCGGTACCCTGATTGTTAGAAAAATGCACTACTCCCTTAATGGCGCCAGTCATCTTTTGAATTGCATCACTCTGGCTCGATAGAATGGCACGGCCAGAATCCACACCGCGTCCGTCATCCCACCCGCGAATAAACTCACCACGCAAATCAGGCAGGGTGCCGGACGGATAAGCGACGGCCAGCTTTGGATATTTCGTCTTGTCAAAAGTCGCGCCGTTGCATTTCAGCCAGCCAGCCGGCGGCGTTGCCTGCGGCCACGGCAGCGGAAACCCGACCGGAATATATTTACCAATATCCGC